AATGGCAACCGAGATGCCCAACAAAAATTTGACGAAATGGTAAATGATTATGAGCAATGGATCGAAGAAGAACCTTTTTAAAGACCGAACCGAAATCATGGTTTACGTTGACCTTGCTGAAAAAGAACGCATCACTAAGTTTGCGGAAAAGTGCGGGATCAGCGTAGGTCAGTTGGCAAGAGAAGGATTCAAAATGCGAATGGCTGGAAGCAATGACCCGTTTAACAAAGGATTTAATCAGGGTTTAAACGAGGCTATCCGTATTGCAAATGCTTGCGAGGGTGCAACCATGATGTTTCCATCAGGCAAGACGTTTGCCAAAGTTGTCAGCGATGACATTGAGAAGTTCTTAAGGGAACATAAAGATGAATGATCAAGACTTGCGGGATTGCTTTGCTATGTTTGCAATGAATGGAATGTTATCTAGCGGTCTTAGAGATTATTCCGTGGCAAAAACTGCATACAAGATGGCAGACGAAATGCTAGAGGCACGTAGGGTCAAGGAAGAGCCTCAAGGAATTGTTGCAATTAAAAAGAAAAGGAACGTGAAATGAAAGATTGGATCATGGGTTTAATTGCGGGGCTATTGATCTCTGTGGCAATCCTTTCTTTTATGGCTTTGATTGCTACTAAAGCCTGCGCTCAAACCAGTTGGGAGAACAACCCACTCAATTATAAAAACAGTCCTTATAACTTTGACAACAGTCAATACAACTATAAGAACAGTCAATATAACTGGGAGAACAGTCCTTACAACTTGGATTCCAAGAACGGCATTTATAACAACGAAGGCAACCGCATTGGCTATGAAGTACGAAACAGTCAGGGCACTCGCAACATCTACGATAACAACGGCAACAGAATAGGTTATCAAAGATGAACCGCATTGAGTTCGGGGACTGCCGTGCCATCATGGAGGAATGGCACAAGCAAGGCATCACGGTGCAAACTTGTGTCACCTCTCCACCCTATTTTGGGCTACGAGACTACGGGGTTGATGGTCAGATTGGTCTTGAGCAAACAGTCGATGAATACGTGGCGGCTATAGTCGATGTGTTTAAACGGGTTAAAGACATTCTGGCGGAGGATGGAACGGTCTGGTTAAACCTTGGCGATAGTTACTATAACTACAGGGGTGGCAAGGGTCAGGCTTTGGTTAAGCAAACTGTTTCTAACAATCTTCAAGACCTACCGCAGGTGTGTGCTAGACGTGGGAATAAACAGGCTGGACTCAAGGAAAAAGACCTTATAGGAATCCCTTGGCGGGTCGCCTTTGCCTTGCAAGCGGACGGGTGGTATCTACGTCAAGACATCATTTGGAGCAAGCCTAATCCTATGCCTGAGTCTGTGCGGGATCGTTGCACCAAGAGCCATGAATATATCTTTCTGCTATCTAAGAACTCCAAGTATTACTTTGACAACGAGGCTATTAAAGAGCCTGTTAAAGAGGACTGGGGAACTAGGGACAGAAGTGATGGCAAGTACCACAACGAGGGATCAGGGCTTAGTCCCCATTCGGGACTAGAAAAGAGCTACGAGATGGCTAATAAGCGGTCTGTATGGACTGTTACTACCAAGCCATTTAAGGGTGCTCATTTTGCCGTATACCCGCCTGAGTTAATTGAGCCTTGCGTTCTTGCAAGTACCAAAGTAGGAGACATTGTGCTAGATCCTTTTATGGGATCAGGAACTACGGCTGCCGTAGCACAGCGTTTAAACAGGCTGTACCTTGGCAGCGAGCTGAACCCTGAGTATGAAGCATTACAAAAAGAAAGACTAAAACAACCATCATTGGAGCTACTATGAAAACATTATTAGAAACCCTTTGGGATTTTGCCTGCACGGTTGCCCTTTGGTTTGTACTTATTTTTGGATTTTTTATTGGGTTATTCCTAATGGGATTAACCTTTAAGGTGATTGCAAATGCGTTTATGGCGGGGTACTACTTATTATGAGCATACCGCTAATCATTGTTCTTGGGATTATCTATGCCTGCCTTGCGGTTGACTTATTCCTTAAGGGAAATACCCCATTGGCAGTCTGCTATTTTTCAAGCGTAATAGGTAACTTTGGTGCTTATATGATGGTGGCTAAATGAAGAATCTGTTAGATGCAATGGTCAGGGTTCGAGTTAATAAAAAAATATTTAATGATGCTCAAGAAATATTACAAGCAAATGGCTTGACTGTATCTTCTGCCTTAAGAATGTATTTAACAAAAATAGCAAACGGTGAGCTTGAAATTAAATTACAACAGGTATATAAAAAATGAACAAATACGAAGTTCTTTTATACGAAACTCAACTTAATACGTTGTTATATGAAGTAGAAGCTAGGTGTGAGAAAGAAGCTATTCGCATTGCGTTGCGTGAACACATGATTGAAGACCCAAAAGAAGAATGGGTTACTGGTCGCAAGATTGAAGGGGAAAAAGTTTATCTTATTGTGAATAACACCAAGGAAAAGGCGCAAAAGGAATGAACACTTTTCATCAAGACCTTGAGCGTGGCAAGGCTATAGAAAGAAAAGCCTTGGAAGTGATACGCAAAAAATATCCCTCAGCTAGTTTGATTGAGGCATTTAAAGGCTACGACATATGGATACCTGAGTTGCATAAATCGGTGGAGGTGAAGTACGACCCGATGAGCAACGAAACAGGCAACATTGTTGTTGAGATTGAGATGAATGGCAAAGCCTCTGCCCTGATCACTACGACTGCGGACTACTGGCTATTCTATGATGACCACGTATTTATGCTGATCAAGCCTATGAGTATCGTGAATTGTATTTTCCAGCAAAAGATGCAGTACGTTGACTTTATTGGGACTGGTGACAGATCTCCTAAGAAAGCTTTCTTAGTACCTAAAGAAGTACTTTTTAAATGTGGCAAACAACTGGAGGAGTGATGACAACATTTACAACTGAAGATCGTTTAAACGCAGAGGCTTTAAAAGATGTGTTCCAAAGTGTTTCAAAGAAAGTTTCTAAAAAAACTTTGTTAAAGTCTAGTCCTAGTTACACACCCTACATGACATCTACTGGTATTCAAATAGGGAAGTATTATCAACCGCCCAAGTATGTGGAGGAAGATACTGATATGTTAAGGCTACAGTCTTACCTTATTGGAGATCCAGAAATGCTTAAAAGGCAATACTGGCTCAGTTTTACATACAAAATGGTGCTTGCCTTTGCGTTGTTAGTCGTTATTTTGGTGAACAAATGATCACAATTCTGCTAACTTTTTTTGCCCTGATAGGGCTTGTTGTAACGTCTTTCTTTCTTTATGTTTTATTTATCATTTACTACGAGGACTAAATGGAAAAAGAGCCTGTACCTTTTGGCGGTTGGATGGATTCTGTTGATAATACTCTTGCGCACAAGCACGACCCTGTAAACCACCCTAAGCACTACACCACCCACCCATCGGGGGTAGAGTGCATTCAGATTACCGAGCACATGGGATTTAATCTTGGCAACGCTATGAAATACATATGGCGGGCAGACGAGAAAAACAATGCGGTTGAAGACTTACGCAAGGCGGTTTGGTACGTCCAGCGTGAAATAGCCAAACGCATTAAGTAACGTTTAAACATGGCAACCAAAGATGAAAAAGATCACTTTAGAAAGATTGCGGAATTCGGGTGTGCGCTCTGCCACAAGCTCGGTTACGAGGGGACTCCAGCGGAAATCCATCACATTAGACGAGGTGGCATACGAAGCAAGTCTCCTGTTATCCCGCTCTGCACGGAGCATCACCGAGGAAATTCCAGTATTCACGGACTGGGTAGAAAGTTGTTTGAGCGCACCTTTCAAACGACAGAAGAGGAACTCTTGGAAATGGTATCAGTCAAGTTCCCGCCACCAAACTAATAAGGAAATCAAATGAATTATTCAAAAGATCAATATGAAATGACTCAGGAAAGCATTGCTGAGGCAATGCTTCTCAATAAGAGTACTGTAGGTGACATTCAAAAAAGGGCACTAGAAAAGATGAGAAAAATTCTAGAAGAGCGTGGTATATCAGCAAAAGACTTATTGGAGGACAAATGATTGAACATATAGTAAAACCGCAACCCTTAGATAACGACATTGCGGTAGTCAAGATTCTCCAGCTGCTGGGGCAACTAAGTTTAAACGACATACAGTATGTTTTGCAAATAACCGAAACAGTTTATACAAAGGTGAACGAAGATGACATGGAATCTACGGTTAGTTGAGATGGTGGCGGAGGAGTGCCAAGACGAACGATACATTGAAATCAGAGAAGTTTATTATGACCAACTTGGCAAGCCTATGGGTCATTGCAGAGCCACGGCGGGTGGAGAAAATGTAGAAGAAGTCAGGCAGTATTTGACGTGGGCATTAGAGGCTTTAGATAAACCAGTATTAACTTTTGGAGATGACGATGGAGATAGCGGTCAAGATAATCAAGGAGAATAAAGATGGTTCAGCCAACGCTGAGGTTAAGTTTGATAAGCGAGGACTCGAAGTCCTCGTCCAATGGGGTATTGTTGCTATGCTTACCAAAGCAGTTGATGAGTACAAAGTTAGACCCGATGAAGCTGAAATATCTATTCAACCCAGCACTAAAAGGGCAGTTACCAAAAAAGTAACTAAGAAGACTATAAAATGATATACCTGATTGGTTATTTCTTATTAGATCATTTTGATGCTCCTAGCTGGTACTTTAATTTGTTTTGGGCAATTATTGTAGGAGAGATTTTGTTTGCTATTGTTGCTGGAATGGTTAAAGGAATCGTAGAAAAATGAGTTCTAACCTCATCATCGTTACTGGCTTGATCTATGCTTACATAGCACTAGAGCAAGCCCTTAGGTAATATGGGGCTTGCTTGTATGTACTCTGGTTACTGTTTTGCCAATTATGGCGCTTATCTGATTGCTACTAAATGAGCTTCACCATTTATACCCATAAAGGTATAAAAGTTATTCAATACTTCTTTAATATGGATGAGCTTATTAAATCAATGCTTAATAACCCTAAAGATGTTTACCACAGAAATGTGTAATATATTGTACAATTGTTGCACCGCAACATAAACTTAGGAGAAAACCATGTTTACATTTGAAGAGCAGTACAAGAATTTCAAACAACTAAGCGAGCGTACTAAAGAGTCTTATGAGTTTTGGTACAACGTAGTAGTGTCATCTTGGGAAGAGTTGTTTAAACCCAAGCAAAAGTAATCAGTTCCAATCAGTACCCAAAGGTTGCTTTTTGCAACCTTTTTTATTTACCGAACGGTGCATTTGTAAAGAAATGTGTAGTTAATTACACAAAAGTTACCGAACGGGGCATTTTGTAAAAAAAAATATGTATCTCATTGTGTACACAAATAGGACATTTTTATACATATGGGCATAAACGTATATACAAAATATATACCTTTGGGTATCAAAGCTCCAAGGGATCGAAGCCCAGTTCTGTGGCTACTAGGCGGCATCGGTCTCTGAATGGCTTGCCGTGGTGTAGCCACTTGTCACCCTTTTGCCTGTAAAAGCTCATGTGGATCATTTCATGCGCCAGCGTGGTCATCATTGTGTAGTAGTGCCCGCAACGACCTGATGAGATGGTAACTGTATGCTCGTAGTCTTCCCCAGTATCGTAGAGGTAAGTTCCCATTATCTCTGGATCAGCCGTAACGATAAACTCGACCTCCTCTGGCAGGGGCATTTTCCACTTGGTAAAGGGGTAGCAACAGTACAGAGAAGCGTATAAGTTGCGTACCACGTCTGAGTTGAGCTTCATGTTTAAACCTTATTAATGCAGCCACGAAATTCAAATTCGTCCTCTCCCGAAACCATAATCATTTCGGGCATCAACATCCTACCGTTTTCCCACGATAACATTACAAAGCCTGACCGCCAGTCAGTTGGCGCATCTTCCGTGTAATGTATGAAACAGTCGGACTTAGGGTTTGCAAGGCATCCAGTCTGCACCCCCCATCTCGTTCCATTATAGTCAGTGATCGGAAAGGTGGAGAGATTGTGCGTATGCCCTGTAACCATATTACAGCCGCTGTTTAAACTGTTCCCCCTCGTTGCCCCAAAACCACCCTTCCAGCGGTGTTTGATTACGGTGTCCTCGTTTACCCAAAATGACCAGCACGATTTCCACATAGGGAAGTGGTCTTTAAGGGAAAACCCTAATACCCCCTCGTAAGTGGCGCTACCGTTATTAGCAAGAAATGTTTCAAAACGGGCATCATGATTACCTAAACACCAAATTAGTTCAGTATTTTTACTGGCGGCGGCTTCAATCCCGTCCATCATCAGCTTACAGGCATCAAGCTCTTCTTTGACCGTGGGTGTTTGAGACCAGTTAATTCTTTGATGTTTGCTGACCTGACTGCCGTCAAAAATATCTCCGTTGGCTACGATGGCTTTAATCTCATGTTTAAACGTCTTGATCATCAGCAGCAGGGCTTTGTACGCAGTTGTTACCTCATCAGGCTGGAAGTGGGCATCGCTAAATACAATAACCCGACCTTTTTCAATATCTATTCCCCGCCTGACATGACCGTCAGTCTCTTCAATCTTTTTGATGATTTTTGCTGGACTGTTGGGATTGCCAGGTCTTTGTGGGTCTGTGGTTGGGAGTTCTATGTTGTATTTAAACTCCAACGTTCGTCTTCGGGAATGGGCTGAACGTATGCCCATTTTGAATCTTTGGGCGACAAGATTTGGCGATCCTAAAGCTCTCCAAGCGGAGATAAAATCTTCATCCGAAACGAAATAATTTGACATCAAAAGCCTCCGTAAATTGTTGAATTACAACAATAAATCATATATGACTTTTGTGACAAATGCGATTTATTTATCGAATACCCAAGGTATCTGCCAATTTAACACCCTGTTGTGCTACTCGGTTGTATTGAGCGGTTAGCTTATTGACCATTTCTCTACGCTCATCGGGCGGGATATTTTGATTGTTGTTAGTGGCTTCAATTGCCTTGCGGATAGCAGTCATGGATGTAGCCACCCTACGCAGGGCGGGAGCGGATGCCATGAGCTTACGCTTGTCTTCATCTTGCATTAGTTCTACTGCTTGTGCGCCCAGACCAGACTTTGTCATATCGCTAAATTCTTGCGCTACTTGGTTGGCAACTTGTGATATTTGATAGAAATCAGCAACGGCTTTGTCTGAGTTTGGATCAGTTAAGAATGCTTTGAAGAATGGTTGTTTAGCCAAATTCTTAGAGGTAGGCTCTTTGCCCTGTACTGTAGTAACAAGATGATCAGCCAAGGAGAATGTAAATGTACCAGCCTCTGCAAAGTAACCTTGCACCAAAGCATCGATCTTGGCGGGGGACAGACCGATTGCGCCCAAACCAGATTGACTGAGGAACTTAGCGGTTTCACTAGCGTTTCTGCCACGCATCTCAACTGGCAGTCTGCCTTCGCCAATACTCTCAATTGGATTGCCAGTAAAGAATGAGTAGTTAGTAATGACTTCCAAGGCAGGTTTAACACCCTGCGGTACAGGAACTCCACCAGTAGGTATGTTGTGTAAGAAACCGTCTTTGTACGACTTCAGTATCTCTTTGCCTGTTGCGTTTCCAGCCAAACCTCGTATAGCCACCTCTGGCAAGGTCTTAAACATGAATCCAACCTCATACGGAACGGCTACTTTAAGGAAGCCTTCGCCTGTTGGGTTTTTGATCAGCCAGTTATTGTCTTTGATGTAGTTGGGTAACTTTTGATATTCCTCGTCATCTTGCATCAACATAGCGTAGGCGATACTGCTGCCAAACATTAAAGCTGCACGCTGTTTAAACAGCTTCTGTGCAGCAGCCTTCTCTGCTGGCGGTAAGTTGTAGCCTGTAGCCGCACGGTATACGGTATCCAAAGAAGTGATGGATGCAGAAAGGAACGGAATCATCTGGCGCAGAGCGTTTAAAGTCTCTGAGTTGCCATGAACCATGAAGTTAATAGACTCACGGGCTTTCATAACAGCGAAGTTTATGGCTTGCTCTTCGGTCATGTTTCTGTCTAAGGCGGCTTGTTTTTCTTTTTTAAAGATAGCCACACGGGTAGATGCGTCAGACGCTTCATGTATCTGCATTAACTTGTGGAACATCTTGCTTAAATTGCCTTTTGGCAATTGTTCTTTACCAGTTTGGTTAAGGTAAGACTGTAGGTCTAGGGTGCTATCGTACTGCCCAATAACCCCACGTTCAGCCAATATACGAGCCTCTGGCGAGTTCTTTGCAAGCACATTGATAAACTCTTTAGCTGAATGGAATGGGGTTGTAATGCCACTATTAGCCACCAAAGCCGCATGGATTGGGTCACGAATAAGTTGACGAATCCAGAACATTGGGTTAATCAAAGCACCTGCACGAAGGATGTTAGTAGCCCCGCCAAAGAACTTAAGTATTGGGCTTAACTCATAATGATGTGTCTCAAAGGCGGCTAGGTCTACAGGGTTATCCACTATGACATGAACCACACCATCGCTATCTGCCAACTTATTTGTTGGGTCTTTGTAGCGTAGGTTGATACCTTCAGTTAAAGGAGCGCCAACCAACTTGCCGCCTTTCATTCTCGATGGAATACTAGCCGCCTCAGCCAGAATTAATTGCTCTACCGCAAGCTTGCGCACTTGATTTTGATAAGCGCCAGCCAACATAGATGCGTACTGCTTATCGATGTTTTCCCAAATGTTGCGCTCTAATTCAGCAGAACCTTTGAGCTTATGAATCTTGGGAGTGGACTTTAAACCAGCGGCGGTATAGCCTAGTTGGTTTTCCATCATCTCTTCTAGGTCTGCGTTAGAAGCCGCTAAAGACACATAGTACTTCTTGGAGCGATACTCATCAGCTTTTTTCTTGTCTAATAGACCCACTTCTTCCCATAGATTTAACAAGCCAGTATTGACGTTTTTCCAGATATCAAAGATTTGCTCTAGCTCAGGGACGTTTTGAAGTTGTTGTTCTGCCCACGCAATCTGCTCAGGCTTAATTTGTTTTTCTCTGTTTACGTGGTTCTTAACATTTTTCTGTGTTTTGTTAAATGCGGCATCTTCTGCCATGATTTCTTTACCACGGAGGGCACGAGCAACCTCAGCCACATAGCCCCTGCCGCTCAAACCAGAGTCGGTAACGTACTGGTTATTGTTTAAACGGTCTGCTATTGCCTGGCTGTTAGCCAGGTTGTTTACGTCATCTCTTTGGATGATGACAGTACCATCAGAATTAATGATGGGGATACCTGTCTGCAAACCATTGCGGATAATGTTAATAGTCTGAGCTTTGCCTCTAGCCAGCAAATCGGCACGTAGAACACCATTCTTATCATAGATTGGGCTATCTCTTAGACTTCTTGCTAGTCCCGAATTGGGGTCAATAAACGCTATGCGAGCCTTTATCCGTTCTTCTGGATCTTTAAAGAACTTCATAACGTTAGTGATGGTGTCGGTTAAACGCTTGCCAGCAGTCTCATTTGGCAGTAGTGTTGTAAACGTGCCTTGTGGAGGAGCGTTAACTAAAGATAGCTTCTTCTTAACACCTAACGTGCCAGTTTTGCGTGGCAAGTTTTCAGCCTGTCTTTCGATCTCATCTGGGCTAATAACTTTAGCTGCCTGTTTAAACGCTTTAGGCACTTCAGACTGAACAATGTCGCCCTCTTCTGTAGCACGTACAGATATGCCTTTAGCCTTTAACCCTGTCTCTTCTACTGGCGGCTGAATGTTTCTGCCGCTCCACTTAGGGTTTCCATATCTACGTTGTACGTTTGGATTACTGTACATCGTAGTGACACCATAGAAACCATTCATTGGGGTTACAACCATTGCATCGTCAGTCTGTGAGTCGTACAGGATGAACTGTTTGCCGTCTGCATAGACACGGTTAAAGCGCTTGGAAAGGCTCTCAATGTGCAGAATGGTGTCCTCTAGGGCTTCTTTGGTAACCGCTACTGGTCTGTGAGCCACGTCTGTCAAAGCACGCTCAAGGATATGTTTAGCGCCGTAGGCTTTGCCCCTTTCATCACCTCTAGTGCCGATTTGAAGGCGGATAGGACGCTTAGGAAGTGGGGAGTTTACTGGCATAAACCCTAAGTTACCTAAAGCATTAGGGTTCTTATCAGATGTCAGGAATGTATCAGGCTCTAGCTTGTTTAAAGCAAGAGAGAAGCGAATGTCTTTGGATTCTGTGGGCGCTTGGTTGGTAAAGGATTTAATCTGATTTGAGTCATATACCGCAAGGTTTTTATTGCCGCCTTCGCTTACGTAAAACCCATCAAATCCAAGAGCTTTAATTGCTTTTTGAAATTGAGGATTTTCTATTGCTCGCCAGCTTCCAACTTTAATATCACCTCTCCAGTTAGGAACTTGGTCAGAAAGCACTGAATGCGCCCGCCAATCTTCTTTCCTCATTTCATTTACTTTTTTAGTTATGGCATCAATGTGTGCTGGATTTGCATAATCAAAAGGATTGTTTGCTTTTACAAATACTGGAAGAATGTTTTTTGCTCCAGATACATCACGATTAACATAATCTAACAAGTCGGAATAGCCGCTATCTAGGTAGAAGCCCCTTGAAAGTTTTTCACCTTTTTTAAGTTTTCTAATATCTTTTGCTATTAAGTCGGTATCTCTGCCTTCTTCCTCCAATAGTTTTCTGACTTCTTGTAATTGTTGAATTTGACCTTCTGGAGTAGCAGAATTAAACGCAACTGCTTCCATATAAGACTTACTTAAGTTAGAAAAGTCTTCGGCAAACCTAGGATTGTCTGTTAAGAAGATTGCATTAGCTTGTTTTGGTCTGAACTCTGTAATGTCCTGTGCAGTACCGTGGTAGTAAACTTTAGGGCTACCATCAGCATTGGTGATCTTGCTGTCGCCAAACCATTGTTTAAACTCTTTGGTGTCTGGAGCAGAAATAGAATATTTAGGTGACTTCTGAACCGCTTGAGCCTGTGCCTCAACAGCTTGATCGTAGTCTTGATAAAGCACACCAGTTTCGTTGGTTGGTCTTCTGTTGTTTGTAGGCTCATAAGCCATAAACACAACGTCAGGCTCACCATCATTAAACTTGCTAAATGTTTCTTTGTTCCAATCTGGTGGTTTCTGATCTTCGCTCCACTTTAAACGAGACGCAATTTGGAAGCCGTTATTGAAATAGAAGTCAGGCAATACAGTATCAAAGCAATCTAGCTTTCTACCGCCTTCTTGGATTGCCAGCTGCATGATGCCGTTTACACCACCTATGTGAGGAGGCTGTGAAAACACCGAGACGATGTCATTATCTTTTAGCGCAAAGCCAGCTTTGCCATCATCGGTCATAAACATACGCATATTAGCGTAATCTTCTACTGGATATACGTAGACCGATGCACCGTATGGGTTGTTTTCTTTAGAGGCAGCAATTGCCTTTTCAAATACTGGAGCAGAATCCGCACTAAATTCATAGAACTTAGGCGCATTTACGTCAATACTCTTTAAGGCATTTTTAAACTTAATTACAGGGGAATACTCTGCAATTGCTCTTTCGCCTAGAACCCGAAAGCCTTTGCCATCTTTTCCGCTTCCTCTGCGGTAAGTTTGGGGTGTCTCTTTATTGAGTTCTCGATAGGATTGTAAGATTCCTTTGGCAAGGAAGTGCTTGAGTTCTTTGCCAGCAAAGCCTGAAACTCTTCCTTTGGTGCTAGTTTCAACGGGTTGTTCTTCACCGCCTCGTTGTACTGTTCCTGTTCTGTCAGCATATTCTTCCTCCGTTTGCTTTGCTATTTTTTGAATTAATTCTTCTGGTACACCATTCTGTTTTGCTAACTTAGCTGCTGCGTTTGCATAATCAGGAGCTTCATCATCTGTATAGTTCTCTGATATTTTGCTTTCTTTTGCCGCATCATACAAACGTCTTTCAGAATACCAAAGAGCGGCTTGTAAGTCTGCCATTGTAAGGTTTGGATATTCTTTTTTCTGCAAATCTTTTAGGATGTTGTTAAAAATCAACCTAATGTTGTTGCGCTCACCGCCACCTTGTGGAGCTTCTTTCTGCCCATCAAGGTAGCCGTTTAGGGTGTTTGCTGAAAGACGTAAAGCATTGCCACTTGGTGTCTGGCTTAGATACTCTCGCAGATCTTTTTTACCAAATATCTTGGCTAAACGCTCAGAGAAAGCCGCAATAGATGCGTTATCTTTAAGGGTGGCATCAATAGCTTCTGATGTGATTGGCTCTTTAAGTACAGTACTTAAGTTTTCACGTAAATCTTTATCAGTTCTAAGCTGAGATAAGGCGGCTCTAGTTTCTTTAAGGTACTTAGCAACCATGTCTGGACGCTCAGTAATTAAAGATCCTGTCCAGCGACCCCATGTACGCATCAACCAACGATCCATCGTTAGCTTGTCAAAGATGCCGTTTAAGTTACTAAAGAATCCGTTACCAATTTTAGGACCGAGAATGGCTGCGCCCAATACTTTGGTATCTGCAAGTTCTTCTGCCAACGGCAAGTTAGTAATTCTTCTTAACTGGTTAACGGTAAACTCAGTAGCCATGAATTGACGTACATCATCAATTCCGTATTTCTCTACCATTTCATTGTAAGTGTTTAAACCTTGGTTAATAGCTTCTTGTGCTTCGCCAGCCTGTATGTTGGTAGGCATCTTGCCAGTTTGTTTAAACTGTCTATACGCTTGTTCAGCCAGCTCAAAGTTTTTATCTACCTTCATGCCGTTAGATGTAACGGCTAAAGCCCAAGTAAAGGCAAATTTAGCATCAGGATCTGTGTTGATTTCTGGATGCATTAAGCCAATAATGTTTAGGGCTTTTTCTACGGTCTTGTCGTACCAGCCAACTGCGTTAGGCTGTTTCTGTAAAGAAAACTCAGCGTCCTCTAAGCCAATTTTATTTAAGTATTCAACCGTCTTGTCATCCATAGATGACAGATCCAAACCATTCTTTTTGGCGGTGTCTAAAGCACGTTTTTGCAACTCTACTTTTAGATCTCTATTGGTCTTAAAGTTAGCGGAACGAGCCAGCTCATCGGCGGCTTGCAAGTTGGATACCTTAGAAATTGAATACTTAAAGTCTTTCTTTGAGCCAAACTTAGCGTTTTTAGCCAGCACAAGCGGACCAATTTGGATAACCTCATCGGCAGACAAAATTGGCTGTGTTGTTTTGCGGTCATAGAAATAACTATGACGCTCTGGATCCATGCCTACTTGCGTCCACGCTGGGTCTTTTAAAGCTTTCTTTGCTTGTGCAATGGCTTGTTTTTCATTAAGCGGATTCCACTCTCCACGAATTACTCCAAACGGAGATTTGTTTGCTTCATTAGTAGCAACTTTTAAACTTTTATCCTCTGGCAATATCATCTGTGCATTTTTGACAGAAGATACGGAATCGTATACCGTAGGTTGCTGTTTGCGGTGTATAGAGTTTACCCATACTCCGTGGTCTCTATAGGCGGGAATATCTAAACGAAGATCTGTTTGTTCGCCAGCAGGAATTTCTTTGCCTTTGCCAAAATTCTCTCTTTTGTTTTTATCTAAAGCATTGACTGCTTCTTCTGTTGTGGCTGGCTGGGGAACAAAATCATACGGAGTGACTGGTTTGTATCTATTTACTAGCTTATCGTATTGAGCGGCAGTCATTTCGCCAGCCTCTACTTTTTTAGCCGCCTCAGTCAATTCTGGTACACGCTTAGTAACATCCTTGAAGTTCATATCCAATCTGCGGGTATCAGGCTTGGAGAATCTGGCGGGGTTTAGCACTTCGCCCGCTGGAGCCACTTGTGCTCTTGTGCCTGACTCAATGCTTCTAAAGATGCTGTCTGCGCTTTGGAATCCAGCACCAGTAAATCCATTACGGAGAGCTTCAAACATCAGCTTGAGCTTCTCGTAGATAGCACCAATCATGCCCTCTGGAGCGCCATTCTTGTCAAAGTATCTAAATGCTTCGGCAATAGCCTCTTCTTGGATATAGCTGTCAAAGCCAGCCAATGTCTTGTTATCTTTCTGGTAGATCTGCTTGTAATCTTCGTATTTGCCAGTTTTTTTAATAAAAGTGTCTAGCCACTCGCTTTTAGCTTTATTGGTTAAAGCTGACCATTCATT